TTAAACTGTTTTGTCTCGTTTCCCCACTTTTCAAGTTCTTCTTTAAATATTCCAAAATCTTTTTTTCTTACTCTTCTATACCAATCTCTTGTAGGTTCTGGTGAATTTATCCCATAATGCTTTAAAACTGTACGAGCCAAAGATAAACAATCTACTGCATGATGTTTAACAGGATCAGCACCTAATCTATAAGGCAAACCAATAAGTTGATGTGGCTTCATCTATTTTGAATATCACTACTTACAGGTAGTTTACCAATAACTTCAGTAGTCAAAACTAAACTAGGCATATTTCCACCAACAGAATCTATAGCACTACTTAACAAAATTTCTACAACTTCTGGATCGTAAGACAAAGAAGCAGCAAGCCATGTATCTGTTGTTAAAACATTTGTCACATTATCAATATCATCATTAGCTGCAATACATACATTTACTTCTACAAAATATTTATTAATAACGGCTTCTCTTGCTTTATTCATACTTAATGGATGATTACCCATTATTAAATTAGATTCAATATTATCTCCTGATTTATTTATAGTTGTTCCCTGATATATAAAAGGTAAATAATGATAATTTTCACCATTAAATAATATTGTATTAGTTGAATCTTTTACATCTCTGTTATGATCTCTTTTAGCATTTTGTAAGCGATTTATTGAAATTCTTTTGTTATTACTATCTATTTTAAATAATTCAACAAAAGTAACTAAAGTTGTAAGGCTCATAATCCAAGAGATGAACGTTGACTTCTAGAATTTTTTAACGATCCAATAACTTGTGCTTTACCTGCCATTGCACCTTGTTTTGAAGCAGCACCAATAATATCAGGCACAGCAGATTTTGGAACGTACTCATCACCATTAAAGTTTAATGTTGGACCTGTATATTCAACAACTGTGTTGCCAGATGAACCTGCAACTGTACCAGATTCATGGCTACCACCTGGAATAACAGCACCACCTCTAGCACCTGCTGAATATCTAGCCATCGCACCATCCATTTTAGATGCAGGTATGACGTATTCTGGTTCACCACCTTCTCCCATCAATCCAAGTGTAGGTTGATTTACAACACCGCCATATTGAAAAGCTTTAAACCCACCTGCTCTGCTATATGAACCTTGTTCACTAAAATTGAAAATATTTTTAAACGCAGCATTAAGGAACATGCTTGCAAGTTGTTTTGCAATACCTGCTAACGCTTCACTTAATGTTTTCGTGCCATCAATCAATCCCATAATTGCATTTGTCATTCCACTTGCTAACACATCTTTAACTTCATCTAAAGTAACTTTATATTTATCAGTAGCTGTGTTTAATTGTTTTGTTAATTCTTGTGCTGTTATTAATCCATTATTATAATCTTGTAAAAGTTTATTTATAGCATCTCGTTTTGCAACTGTTTCATCTAATTTCTGTTGTTCTGTATCATTAAGCTTTCCTTTTTGAGATAAAAAATCAATATCTCGTTGATGTCTTTCCATAAGCAATTCCGCATTTTGTCTTTCTTTTTCAAAAATTTGCTCATTTTTAGCTAGTTTTTCTGCCAAAGTTTTACTATTACCTTCTTTCATTAACTCTTCAACACGATTTCTTAAATCAACTTCATCTTGCAATTTCTGTATAAGACTTGTAGATTCTTGATTAAGAAGTTTTGCCTGTGTTACAGCACTTTCTCTTGCAGCAAATAGTTGTTTATCAAGATCTAATTCTTCTTGTAATGTATCTTTTCTTCTTCCTTCACCTCCTCTACTACCCATTTTATCAATCTGCTTTTGTCTTTGAATTAAACCTAAAGCTTCAGTATTACCTCCTATAGCAGAAGATTCAACAACTCTAGCTGCATCAGCTTTTTTTAAAGCTTGTTCTAGACCAGTAATTCGTAAAACAAAGTTAGCAACACCTGCTGCAAATGCCTGTAATTTTGTAATTGCAAGAGTAAATTGACTACTAAGTATTCTTGAGGATTCACCAAACTGTTTTAAAGCATTTACACCTCTTTCTCCAATGTCATTAGCCATCAACTTCATCGCAGCATTAAACGCTGCTGTTTTACCTTCTACTTGTTCAATAAGTTGTATTTGTGCTTGTTGTACACTATTTTGTAAACCTAGAGAATTAACAACAGCTTCAGTATTTTGAGTAAAAGGCCCTAATGCTTTACCCAGATTGCTTATTGCTGTTATAGCGGTTTGGATTTGTTGAACTAGGGCGGTTGCAGCAATACCTCCAGCAAATCCACCCATCGTTCCAAACATTCCACCAATACCACCACCTAATGCACCAGCAGCAGCACCAACTGGACCTTGACCAAATAACAGAGGAAACGCACCACTTATCAATGCACTCTGAGCATCAAAACCCTTGGTTGGGCCAAATCTTCTCATTAAATTTCCTCTAGTATTTCGACTAGAACCCGCTGGGCCTTGTAATAATCTTCCTGTTCTTTTATCAAAGTTTAAAGCTGAACTTCCCCCTGTAGGGTCAAAGGCTTGACCAAACATTCTTGGTCCTTGCATAGGTTGTTGTGGTCCGTATTGTGCAGCACTAAATCCTGTATCACCTCCTATTAATTTTTGCATCTTTTGCTGCTGATCCTTAAGATAAGCAGGTGAACCTACTAAGTGTTTAAAACCTTGCACAGGCATTGCATTTGCTTTAGCTATTCTTTTAAATTCTTTATTCTGTGCGTCATAATATGCGGGAGATCCTACTAAACTAGGCAACCCTTTAACTGGTAGTGTATTTTGTTTAGCTATGTCCAAAATATTTTTTGGAGATCCTACTAAATCTTTGCTTCCTAATATTGGGGAACGACCCATTCCGCTTCCAGAAAAAGCCACTTGTGCTGGCGATCCGAACATAAACTTTGATCCACCGATAGGAGATGAGCCATACATCCCTGGTGCGTAAGGTGGGGCTGCTGGTCCTTGCATCATTCCCGCCCTACTAGCTATAAATCGGGGAGATCCTGGCTGTCTAGTGCTACCAAATCTAGAAGATGCTATTCCTGAACTTACAGAGGGACCTCCGAGCATAGATTTTGCTCTTGCAGCATTTTGTTTACCTAACTGTTCTGTAATTTTTGTTTGGACATTTAGTTCATCTAGGGCTACTTTTAGTTGAGCTTTGGATACTTTAAATTCGCCTTTTTGGTTAGCTAAAGCAGATTTATCTACAGCATTTCGAGCCTTACTTAACTTTAAACCTTTATCAATACCTTTCTGTATCAAATCCCCAACCCTGCGGGTTTCTATCATGGCTACTCTTCTAGCTTCTGTAGATTTTGCTAATTTTTGTTCAACTCTAGATCTTGTATTTGCAGTTCTTACAGGTTTATTTATTTTGTCGACAATATTCTCTACCTTTTTTAGATCCTTTAAACCTTTTAACTTTAAATTTATCAGTGCATCATATGAAGCCACAGGTTTATCGCATACTGTTGTCTATATATTAAACTAAAATATGAAATTTACCTACGTCTGCGAGCTTTTTCTATTTCTTTCTCCTGATTCTCATTTAAGACTTGAAAGTAGGCACTCCAACCGATAACTTCTTCGAGTGTCATTTTTCTAACATCTGCGAGACTCATTCCTAGTTCTTTGGCAATGCCAAACTGCAACATCATTAAACTGTCTTTACGCAGTTCAGCACTTAGTCTTTTGGGTCTAGAGGCTCTTCTTCTTCCTGGATAATACTTAACATTAACTTTTGTAAATCAGAATCTCTGACTTCGTTTTTAAGAACGTCTATTTCACCTAACTGAAATAGTTTCTCACCATTCTCATCCTGTGCTTTTGTTAGCAGTAAGCGGAGAGCAAATTCGTTGGCATCATCAGACTTTGCCAATCTTTGTGCTCTTTCCTTTTCAGCTAATGTTAATGGAGCGACCCACATTTCAAATGTAGTTCCATCGGATAGGGTTACTTTTTTCTTTGTGGGTTCAAGGTTTGCTGCTTTACGCAAACGGTCAATCGCACGAATTGTTTTAGCTGTTGTAGGCATAGTAAAGTTTTATACTCTACTATTGTAGCTCATTATCAATTAAATACTACTTATGCAGCAGTAGAGAAATCAAATGTAGGCTGAACAGCAGGTCTAAATTCTACACTTACTGTCTGTGCGTCATCTGGGTTAACATTCAATGATGCAGAAGTTAAAGTAGCTTCAAACTCAATAAATCTGCTTAATGTGTCACTTACTGAGCCACCAGTAAATACCTGATCCATGTATAGTTTCATAGCTGCACCTACTTGCTGTCTCTGTAGCACATCTTGCA